TCCAGTTCTGGTAGCAACGAAAGTTAAAGTAACGAAGTTAATAGACTTAGTGGGTTTCAAGAAGATGTCTGCACGGAATTCATTATTATCAACCACACTAGGAGTATTATTAGTTTCGTCACAGATGACTCGGAAATCAATGAGTCCTCTCTTTGCCTGAACATCTCTGAGGTATGGTTCAACTACATTACTAAAGTTTGCACGAGTTATTTCATCGTTGAATTCAAAGAGTTGAGCATTTGCAACTGCTTCAAGTGCTTTTTCAACCGTCAAGAACAATCTCCTAACATTGATTCTATCAAATGCAGATGCATAATTTAATCCAGTTTTATCACCATATAAGAGAATACCAGTTCCAGACTGATTAATAATAGAGTTAATCCTTGCCTCATAGAGAGTATCTCTTTGAGCTTTCTTAGGATTATATGCAAGTTTAATTGCATTATTCAAGACTCCTCTCTGCTGACCAGCAGGTGAATACCAAGGGAATGCTTCAATTTCAGTTCTAACCATCAATCCTGCAACGTCTGGGTTGCATGGAATATAACGGAATTGGTTATTGAATCTATCGTAAGTATACTTATATCCAGAATCAAATATTGCATAAGAAGATGAGTTTAATGGAGAGAAGAATTTAACTACGTTAGATGTTTGATTTTCTCCTTGAGTAACGTTTACAACATTGGATCTATGTGGTGAAATGACAGCCACACAATCTTGTCTAGACTCTGCTATTGAAATAAGTTTATTTGCTTTTGCTTGAGACTCATCTTCAGCACTACATCCTGGACCCATAATTAAGTAATCAACTTCAACTTCATCTGGATTAGAGAATAAATCATATGCAGCAGAGATACTTCCAAGAGTTGCTTTAAATTCAGTACCACCAGCAGCAGCATAATCAACACCATTACCAAGAGGATAGGTTACATTACCAATTGCATTAAAGATAACTCCTTGAGTTTCTTGTCCCCAAAGACCTGCAGCAGTTCCAAGTGCAGTAAATGACTGAGATTTAACACCTGAATAAGTAGTGAATCCAGTAGCAGTAGGTTCAGTATTAAAGTAATTGTCTGTAGCAGTAGATGGATTCCATCCAGGATATAAGTAAGCAGATTGTTGTGCAATAAAGTCCTTATAGTAAACTCTTTCAGGTGCAGCAACATCAGATACTGTATTAGAACCTTTAGAAAGGAATGTACTCTTCTCAAGAATACTTCCCTGAATTCCTGTTATAGATCCATCATCATCTACCACAACAACGTGCAGTGTATCATTTCTACCACTTCTTTCATCACTATATCTACTAGTAGTTGGTTTTTGTGCAACCTGCTTCCAATAAACTGTAGAGTTTGTTAGTCCCAATGTCTGATTGTTATACCAATCCGTTACAGTTCCTGCTGCTCCAATTAAACCAGCAGCTAATAATTCAGAACCACTATCAGTATTAATACCAGATGAGTTTACCGCAATTATAGTATCTCCACTTGTAATAGAAGATTGAGGATCAAATTGAGCATAATCAATCGCAGTTTCAGTAGCACCTGCCCCCGTCGTTTGAACTCTAGATACAATTTTAACATCAATCGTACTTGCTTCAGTTGTACTAGTGTCAGTAGCTACACCTGTAACAATACCCTTAACGTATCCATTTACCGTGGCAGTTGTTCCTACTCCTACTTCAGTTCCACTGTATGCCCAAGTAACACCAGCACCTACAGTAAATCCAAATCTATAAAGATCGTTAGTAGATAAACCAACAGTTTGGTCTGCAAAATCATCAATAAAGCATACTTTAAGGTTATTTGCCCATGTACCAGGATCTTTAGCAGCCCATGTCCATGCACTTGTTATATCTGTATAACTTCCTTGATAGTCATCATAATTTTTAATCTTAATAGTGCTGGTAGAAGCAATACCAACTCCTCCAATCGGAGCACCTGCGTTTGCGTTGTTAAGAGTTGCACCGTCTGCTCTTGCAACTTTTAGAACACCTCCATATGAGAGGAAAGATGATGCACTCATCCAATACTCATACTGCCTATCAGTTGATAGTGGTTTTCCAAAAGTGTTGATTAATTCTTGTTCCGTGGTAATATCGATTGCTTCTTCTACGGGTCCAATTTTAAATGGACCTGCAATAGCACCGATATTAGCTAAGACGTTATCTGCTCTTCCAACAGTTAGGTCAACCTCCCTAACTACTACTCCAGGAGATAATTGAGGAGTCGCCATATTCTTCTCCGAAATACTCTTATTTACCTGAAAATATTTATCCTTTTTGACATTTTCGATGGGGAAACGTGCCGTGAACAATTACCAATCTGGATAATTCCAATCTCTAAAAGGGTGGTCTTTTTTTCTATTGTCTACAATTCTTTTGATAGTACATACTTTACATTCATAAGAATAGGAAGATGCAACTGGCCCTCTATCTTTTCGAGTTCTATAAAAACTTTCTATTAAATTTTTTTCTTCACCACAAATTCTACATTTTCTATTAGATAGCAATAAATGTCCTAATTTTATTTGCTTATCTATTTCCATTACAATACTTGAATAACTGCTACCACATCTGGTATCTCCATCATTAGTTTCTTTTCTATACCTTGCTTCAAAGTCATGGTGCTCATAGCACATGATTCACATGCCCCACCAAGTCTTACCTTAACATACCCTGTTTCCTCTTCTATTTCTACAAGTTGAAGAGATCCACCATCTGCTTCAATATAAGGAAGAAGTTCTTCTAGAACTTTTACTACATTTTCTTCTGTTAATTCCATGTGTGTTGCCAAATAATGTTGTCTTTTAAGGTATTCATAATAATGATCCATTAAGAGAGATACTCCCACATATATGATTTATCTCCATATTCATCTGCTTGAAACCATCTATCTCCGTCATCATCAACAAAACTTTCATTAGTCATTCCATCATCCATAAAACCAAAGGGAGCCATGTCCTGTTCAATTTGATTCTTTTGTTCTTCGTATAATCTTTTTCTTACGTCCTGATCTGTAAGTTCTTTAAAGTAATCCTGTGCAACTAACCATGCATATATGACAAGACACATAGCAAGGTCATCATTACATCCTTCCTCTGCTTCAAACGAGTTTGCTTTCTGAATAAAAGTCGTAAGTTCATTTAATATATCATAATCAGTAAAAAGAAGTTTATTTTCTTCTATCAATGTTTTTAAGTTGAGAGAACCAACCTTCTTAACTGTCTTAGACATCTTAAGTCCAAGTTGAGTCTTCTTACCAGAGAATCCTTGACCAACGATCTGACCTGCTCTACCTCTCATAGAACACATGAGAAGGTTTTTATATTCTAAATCAAAGTTTAATATAGACGCTACCTGATCTCCCACATCATTTACTTCACATAAAACAAATGCATCATTATACTTTGTTCCAATATCTTGTATAATACTTGGAAAAAGCATTGGTTTGATTTCATTATTCCTATACTTTGCTACCACTGCATGAGGAAACTCAGTTATATCTACAACTATAAAGGCTGAATAGTCTTTAGATACACCTCTAGCTACATCAACTGTAATTACATAATCATGACCTTTTATAGGATCAACAAAAACATCCAGTCCACCACTAGATTTGCCTGGTTGTTCATATATCAATGTTCTTAATTTACTTGGTGCAATCAGAGTATCAACAGATCCTAAGAACTCACACTCAAACTCAATCTTAAACTGTTGTTCAGATGTGTTTGCAATAGTTTGTCTCTTCCATTCAGAGTCTCTACCTGGAACTTCTGACCAGTGAACATCAGTTGGTATATATTCATTCTTACCTTTCTCTGCATCATGCCAATACCTATAGAAATGATTCATCCCGTGAGGGGTTGAAACCATTATTACTTTTGTACTCTTACCAGAAGTAATAGTAGGATAAACACT